ATCTGATGGACAAGCAGCCACTAAGAACACTGGAACGAGAACTTCCCCGATGCACTAGCCAGAGTGTCTGCTTTCATAGGACGCGTAAATGCTGGCACCTTAAAGGACTTCAGGACAAAGGTCTATGGGGAATTAGACAGAAGTCAAGTACTAAGTGATGTTAAGAGCGTCTGTTTACCAACCGGATATGAGGAGTTTGACAATCTAGAAGAGGCGGCGGCCAGGAAGTTCGGTAGCTTCAGTTACCGACTTCCATATGACCAAGTAAAGGATAAGGTTCACGGTTACTTTGAACCAAAAGTTTGGGATATACCCGAAGACGTCTTTTCGAAGGCTTGGCAAAAGCTGGCATCAATATTACCATCCGGTACACTACGAGCGAGTAGCTTAAAGAATGCGTTTGAAAACGCTCCAAAAGGAACGAACTGGGGGCTTCCCTACTTCACGAGCGATAAAGAAGAATACCCAAAGTACTTACGTGATGCGGAAGCACAAGAACGAAGTGGTTGGGAGCAAGGATACTTGTGGCCTTGTGTCCTCGGTGTTCGCAGCCAGCCTAACGGCATAGGAGATCCTTCTAAGTGGAGGCCTCTCTGGATGGCCGGTCACGCTGCTATCCTAGCTGAGTTATCGGTACAACAGCCTTTACTCTCAGCTCTGGTAAAACAACCGAGGCATGTTGCCTGGAGCACACCTGCTAGGATCGCACTCCAAATTACTCACATGCTGAAATCTAGACCCAAGCGGACATGGATCAGTTCGGACATGTCTCATTTCGATAGATCTCTTACTGGGCAGATTGTACATGGAGTGTTTGATCTACTTCGTTACTGGTTTCAAAAGCAAGACCATGCGCTTATCGATTGGTTGGAATACCTGTTTCGGAATGTAAGTATTGTCACTCCCGAGGGCATACTTTCTGGAACAGACCACGGAGTTGCTTCTGGATTAGGCTTAACTAATGTTATGGATACATTAGGCCAGGAGTTAATGGACGAAATCATTGCGGTTATTACTGGCACTACCGTGACTGGCGTCTATTTAGGCGATGACGGGGCGAAATGTTTTGAAGATCAAGTAACCCCTGAGCTGTATAGTCAACTCTACAGTCGTATGAACATGGAGGTGAGTGTCG